TTGGCGATAGTGGACGAGTCCAGTTCCATGGTGGAAACACCAGTGGTGGTGCTGCCGCCAGTGCCCACGACGTCAGCGTTCTTGCCGATGTCGGCCTGAACGATGTCTTCGTCAGCTTGGATCAAGAACAACTGAGCTGGGTCGTCAATCACGTCGGCAATGATCTTGCCAGCGGTGATGTTGACCGAACCAGGGTAGTAGTTCTTCCACGTGGGCTTGCCAGTGGTGGGGTCGATGTACTGGCAACCATTGAAGACGCCAACGGCGGCTGTATGGGAGGCAGGTGCAAATTTGACCAAGTAACCATCAAAAATGGTGACCAGGTCGCCTTGGTAAATTGCTCCGGACTGGTTATCGGCGATCTCGTAGCCGTACTGAGCTTGTGCACCAGTAGCCGAGAGATTGCCCATAGGACGCAGACCAAAGGCTTTGTCAACGTTAGCCATTTGTCATTCCTTTGAAAAAAGTTGGATTCGTCAGCTCTTGTTAGAGCCACCGAAGGAAACGCGGGAGCGACGAGCGGGTCGGTCAATGGTCATACTGTGATGCGCATTCGACTTCATCAACTCATTGTCAGCTGCCTGCAATTGGTCGTTCGCTCGAGAGCGGTAATACGCGTCGCGCTCATCCACTGTTTCCACAGGAATACGAGCAAGAAGTAGACCTCCCACGCTGATCACGCCAGCATGTCGGCCGTCTTCTACTGTTGGGACGTGATAGTCGGGGTACTCGTCCCCACGAACCAGCTCATACCCCTCGCGGAGCTTTCCAGAGATGTTCGTGCGGTCGTCCATACCACCAGCTTCAGCCCGAATCCAACGGTGCTTGTATCCGGCAGGTGCAGGAGGCGCATCCAGCCGTGAAGGGGGTGCCCAAGGCTTGCGTCGCGCATCTTTCTCACGGGATTCGACGCCGCGAGAGGTGCGATTAAGGGTAGGTACTTTGACGTCAGACATGGTTTACTCCTTTACGTACTTGGCGTATTCCTCAAGAGGAACACCCAGCTTTTTGGCAATTGCAACTTGACTTGGTGTCAATTTGACAGTGCGGCGTGCGTTGTTGATACCCGAGGATCGGGATGCAGGAGCCACCGTTTGCACGGTCCTGGCGGCCCTGTTGGTTTGTGCTTGCTGTCCACCACCCAGCTTTTGCGGGAAGGTTTGTTTCAAGCGTGTGTCGAGCTCATCATAATACTCATTGCTGTTGGGGTCAAATCCCTCAACTTGAATCAACTGGCGGTGAATGCCCCAAGCAGCATGCGTCATGGCTGTGTCGCGGCCGTACCAGGGGTTGCGCTCTGCCCAGTCTTCAACGCGGGGATCAACTTCCGGCGTTGGTTGCACGCGAGGCTGTTGCGCGGCTTGTTGTGCGGCCACCTGTTGCTGGTAGGTCCACTGCTGTTGCTGTTGCTCGCGTTGTTGCGCAGCGGCGGCAATTTGGTTTTGCTCCATGGTAAGAGACGTCAAGCGCTGCTGTGCTTCGGTTTCGGTGTCAATGTCACCTTCTTCACGCGCCTTGCGAATGATCTGCTTGAGAGCCACAACCTGCGTCTGAACACGGCCGTTGGCCTCGCCCAGGCGCTCGCTGTCCACAGTCATGTACTGCTGCTCGAGCTGCGTAGCACGGGCCTGCACGCTCTTGGCGTATTCCAGAGCGGCCTGCTCGCGGCGCTGTGTCTCACGCAAGCGCGCCGTCAACTTATCGATGCGCTTCTTCACGCCCTCGCTGTACTGATCGAGCTCACCCGTTGGGGCAGCCTCAGTTGTTGGCGCGGCAGACGTTTGCTCTACCAAAGGTGCCTCGGGTTTGTCCAGCACCTCAGCAGCGCCGTCCTCCCCAATAGCGACGGTGGCCGGACTCTCGTCCTCACCGATCTTAAATTCCAATTGCTCATTCATGTCATTGCTCCTTTACATGTGCAGAATGTCTTCGGGACTGTTCACCACTCCAAGTACCTCGTCGTCGTTGATGAGACGAATCTCACCCCCGTCGATTGGGATGCGCGCGCCTGCGTACCGGCCAAAGATGATCCAGTCGCCTTCCTTGCACCATGCGCCGGTGGGGAATTTGGATTCATCTGCATAGGCCAGGGACCCTACCTTGAGCACGTAGCCGCACACTGTGCCGAGCTGCGTTCGGCGCTGAGTCTCCTCGGCGAGGACAATGCCTCCTTTGGACTTCTCCGCACCGCGATAGGGGAGGATGGCAATGCGCCATCCGGTAGGCTGGGGAATGGTGTCGACAACCGCTTGGTCGAGCTTCTCGGGGTCAAACCCCAGCTCGGTATACGCGTCTTCCAATGCAGGGGGCTTGTTCGCCGCCTCATCGGCCCATTTACGCTCCAAGGCTGTCATGTTGATCTCAGGCACTGCTGTGGCTTCCATGGTCTTCCTTTCAGGTGGTTAAATCGTCGTCGTCCGTGACCTTCTTGAGCAAGTCTTTCACGGAGTCTTCGACCATTCTCAAACCCTCAAGGCGACCCATCATGAAGCGATAACGCTCCATGTCGCTGATGGTGCCATTCAGGACAATCTGCTTGGATTGCTCCTGGAGTTTCCTGATTTCCTTCAGAACTGCTTCTGCAAATTCGAGCATGGTGTATTCCATGAAAAGCAGACGGTACAAGGCCCCGTCTGATAGCACTCACTCACTTGTCAGTATATCTTAACAGGACGGTTGCCGTCGCGTTTCTTCACAATCATTGCAGGGCCCTGCACGCCTGGAGGCGACTTGATGACGTCCCCACCCTTAGCCATCTTGCGCGTCTTGCCCGCCTTGTCATAGGCAATGGCGGCGGCCTGCTTGACAGCCGCTGCCTTGCTCTTGGGCTTACTGGTGCCCAGCTTGCCCGTTTCTTTGTAGCTGCTGACCATCTCGCCGATGTTGGCACTGATGGTCTTTTTGCTCGAACCCTTTTTAAGCGGCATATTGGCCTCCCGGTTGGTTGATCTTCTGTTGCTGCAGCTGCAGCTTCTGACGGTTGAGGTTCGTGGTCTCCATCAGCTTCTGCTGGTCAAGGGCCAGACGCTGCTGGTCAATGCCGATTCGAGCCTGGTCCGCCTGCGCGCGCTGCTGAATTTCCGTCTCCTTGAGCTTGATCAACGGGTCAGGACCTTCCTCCTGGGTGCCCGCGAGCTGCTCCTGCAACGACTTGACCTCCTGCATGAAGACAGCGATCTTGACCGCGACCATGCCTTCCTTCTGGATGGCCGAGACCATGCGATCGGGGTCGACGCCGTAGAGCTTGAACAGCTCCGCTTCAACGTCCTCCTCCGCCTTCAATCGCACGTGCTCCAGGACATGCTTTTGAAGTTCCGCTGCCGCCAAGGGGTTTGCCTGCAGGTTGGACGACATGCCCATCATCAGGTGAGCTGCGATGTGCGCGTCATGCTGCTGGCCCGCGAAAGCCTTGAGCTTCATGCCGTTGAGCACGTCACTGTTCTCCGACGCAGGGTCACGCGGGGTGTTGGTGTTCTGCGGCAGCAGCACGCCATCGATGTCACGGATGTTCAGCGCAGCATACATGCGGTAGTAGGCCTCGTACATGTTGTGCATGTTCGGGGCGCTCTGGGCCAGCTGCAGCTGCATCTGCGCGAGCTGAATACGTTGTGCAGAGCTGAAGATGTTGGGGTCAGCCACCGGCTGCACCGACACCATCGAGTTGAAGTCCGCGCGCTTGATCTTGCGGCTCGCTCCGGGTACCTCGTACGGGTACTCATCGGGCATGTACTGGCCAAAGCCCTCGAACAGCAGGCGGAACTCCAGCGTTTGCGCATAGTGCAGACGCTTGTGGATGCTGGACATGACCATGGAGCCGCGCTCGAGCAGTGCCAAGGTTGTTCCGACCTGGGCGTACTGGTTGCCGTCGCCCACCTGCATGTCAGCGGTGCTGGACAGGCGCTTGCCAGCGTCCACCAAGAACCCCAACAGGCCAAACAGGACCTGGCTGGGTTCTTTGTAAGGCAGCGGCAAGAGAGACGACGCCAGTTCCGCGCCGCCAGCATCAATATCGCGCCATTCGCCCGGCTGAATCGGGTCCGAGTCGTCCGCGATGCGCGCGCCCTTGGCTTTGAAGCCTGCAGGCAGGTTGGCCAGCGTGCCGGCGTCGATCAACTGGCGCAAAGCGCTCGTTGCAGCCTTGCCCAGGCCGCCAATCAGGTGCACAAAGCCCAAACCGTAGGCTCCAGGGCCTTCCACGAGCACGTAGTGCACGTAGTAGTTGCGGCGCAGGCGTTTTTCGTCGTTTTCTTTCCAGTTTCGACGGATTCCGACCACCCGCAGGCTGTCCTCAATCATCGTGACGACGTAGGGCAGCTTGACTCCGGTGGGTTCGCCGTCTTCATCCGTGTCTTCAAAGCCTGGAAGGTCCAAATCGACCAATTGCTCAAGCAAAAACACCTCGCCGATGTCGTCCGTGGGCTGAATTCCGGTGATTTTGTCGATGGCCTCTTGGATTTGGCCGCCGCTGGAAGGCGTGGCGTACGTGTCCGCATCCAAATCCAGGTATTCCCCCGCCAGAGCACGCTTTTTGTACTCGTTGGAGTCCATGGCAATGCGGTTGGTCAGGCGTGGGCATTGAGAAACGACGCTTGATCCGTTGTACGGGATGTAGACATCGTCAGCCAGGCACAGTTTTGACACCATGCGGCCCAGCTGGTAGTCGTAGTAGACCTTTTTGAAGGTCGAACCACCGTATCCAGTGTAGAAAAGCTGCTGGTCAAACTCCGGCGTGTACTCTTCCATCACCGTGGTGATCTGGTAGTTCATGAAGTCCTGCACACGGCCGGCCTGCTGGAACTTTTCCACGGTCTCTTTGCCCATGATCTGCGTGCGAACAGGGCCACCGGCGGGCATGAGTTCCTTGAAGGCCTGCGCCTGGAACTGGATAATGGCCTCGGTAAGCATGGGATGCGTTGCACCAGCCGCGCCACGGAAGGGCTTGGTACGCTCTTCCATGCGAAAGCCCAACAGATCAAGGCCCTTGGCGTACATCTGCTCCCAATCGGAGCGAGAACCCTTGTCCGCCTCGAACATGGCCGAGACGTCTAGGCCAACAGTGGCCAAAACATCGGGGTCAATGACCGCTGCCAAGTTGGCGTAGAAGTCGACTTCCTGCGCGTCGTCCTCTCCCATTTCCACAATGGCCCCGCCATCCTCTTCGATGATGACCTCAATGTCCATCTGTGGCTCTGGGATGCCGTTGCCACCGATCACCACCTCAAGAGAGGGCAGCTGGTTCATTGCTTTTTCGATTGCCATGTGTGTTCCTTGTCTGTGGACCCGTTATTCTAGGCCCAGCTCCCGATAAAGGGCGCGTTCTTTTTCCTGAGCTGTCACGTCACTGAGGTTGCGCTTGTAGTTCTGCAGCAGGGGCGTTAGGAACCTGTCATCTTCTTGAACCTTCGCCGGCTTGAGGTGCTTCTCAAGAAACTCCAAGACCGCCGAGTCGTATTTCTCCGGCGCGGCGTTGCCCGTTGCGCGGCCATTGCCCTTGATCTGCGTTACCACCGGGGTGTTCTCGTCGTCCATTCGTACCTCAATAGTGTTGACAGGTCTATTTCGGTTGTCACGTAGAGTATACACCTGCCACTTGCCTGTTTTAAAGCCTTCGCGCTTGTCGGAGGTGTAAGTGGCTCCGCCCATCTCGTAGCCGCCTACCGAGTGGCCCACATACGCGCCTTCGGGTACGGTGGCCTCGCGTTTTTCAATGCGCTTCCACGCAAATCCCTCCAAGGGGCCTTCCTTAAACTGCACCAACGGTTTACCCACGCCATCCGAAAAAACCTTGTCATCGACGGGCTTGCCTTCCTTGATGCGGTTGATAAGGTTTTCAAAGCGGAACTTGTTCTCTCCGACTTTTACGCCGCCGCGCACCGCGTCTTCAAATCGGATGTTCGCCACTTCCCGGGCAGGAAGGCCGGACAGGTACTGGTTAATCTGCTCGGTGTTGAACAAGGACCGCACGGGCTTGCTCATGTAGCCGATGTCATAAACAGGCTCGCCCTTTTCAATGGCCGTGCGCACGTTATCGGCCATGAAGCTCTGTCCCATTCCTTCGTCGCCAATGTCCCCCATGCCTTGGGCTTGGACAAACTCGCGCTGCTGTTCAGGCGTCATCTTTGCAAAGGCAGATGCCTCTTCGTATGCCTCAAACAGCTCTTTTGCTGCCGACGTGCCCCCGGTGTTGATGACTCGATCTGGGCTCACTATGGAACGCGCAGTCCCGCCAACCTTGGGGTTGATCAACTCGGGACGCATGCCTTGGCCAAGCATCTTGTCCGTTTCCTTCTCCGTGGCCCGGCTGACCATGTCCCTTCCCGCGCTGGAAAGCATGGTGTACTGGGGGTCGGCCGCTGCAGGGTCCATGAGTGTTACAGACGACTGCAGGCCCGTGCCCTCGTCGTAGCGCCGTGTGACCTCTTCATACGCCTCTGGGTACTCAGGGAAAAAGCGCGTCTCAGGGGCTCCCGGTCCCATGAACTCAGTATCGGCGCGGTTGCCCTCCTTGATGCGTGTCTTACCGGGCTTCAATGCGTCCATCAGGTAGGAAGGGAATCCTGTGCGCAAGTCCGATGACAGCGACGTGCCCTTGATCTTCCCTGACTTGATGCCCTCTAAGACCGGGTCGTCTGGTGTGCCAAACTGCCGCTCAAAGTAGTTTCGGGCCTTCTTGTTCCAGAAGTTTTCCAACAAGGCTTTCTTGTCCTCGTCGCGACCCGCAACCGCACCGGCGTCGTACACGCCACGATCCACAATCTTGTCGACCTCGCCTACCCTTTTTTTGCCCGCTACAGGGCCCGTGAGCATGGTGCTTCCCGTAGGGCGCACGGCACGCGAAGGCTGCGTCTCAAACGACCGCAACAAGTCCGCTGCCTTGCCACCGCGCTCCAAGGTCCGCGTGACAGGGCCCTCCAGCGACTTCTCTGCCGCCATCCCCAAGCGCTCAACCTGGGCGTTCACCGCCGTTGGCCGGGCAAGTGAGGCAATGGCCGCGCCGCCCGGTGTGGGGGCCAACTTCATCCGGTCCGCAATCTTGGCAAGAGCCGCCAGGTTCTCCTGACCTGACTCCGTGCGCGGCTGGTAGGTGTTGCGCTCAATGAAGGCGGCCGCCTCCTTGCTCGCGATGTCCGCCGCTTTGCCCTCCAAATACTTTCCGCTGGTCAGGCCCTTGTACAAGCCATACGGCATGCCGGCCAAGCTGGCCGCCGCACTCGTGCCCAGTGTCAACGCCGTCTCGCCAGCGCCCAAAATCTCATCCAAAACCCGAGGCCGGGGCTGGCCAGCGGCCGGTACATCACCACGCCCTGCAAAGAGCGCCGCCTCGGGGTCCGACATCTCGCCCTCTTCAGGACTTCCCCCCGCCCGGTACTCTGGCGGCGGCGTCATGCCCTTCTCCGCCTTGGCCGCGCGCGCCTCCAACTGCTCTTGGCCCATGATCCACGGTTTGCCAGGCGTCTGCTTGGTCGTGGCCTTGCGAGCAAGTGCCTGCACCAGCGCCTCCAACTGCTCACGGCTCGTGGCCCGCGCTGCGAGCTCCGCGCCCACCAGGTTGTTGTGCTCGTCGTACGGCAGGTCATCTCTTGGCTGGCCAATCCCCAGCCCCGAGAAAAACGTCTTCGGGTTGCTCATGTACTCATGCGCCATGCCCAGCATCTTGGCCGCCTCAGGGCCGTACTTGCGCGCCACAGCGGCCGCTGCCAACATGTGACGCGCCGCGTCCCGCTGGTCATCCTGCCCCATCTGGTCAGGGAACATGCGCTGCGAAGCCTGCGTCGCATACTCCTTCACCCCAAAAATCCCCGGCTCCTCGGCGCTGGCCTTCTTCACCTCCCCGCCATCCTTGAACCGCTTCTTCGTGAGCTTGTCTCGCACCAGCGTAGGCTTGTCCAAGGTCGGCGCACTCAGCGTGCTCTGCCCAAAACCCTTGGAGCGGTCAGAGGCCTCCTGCATGCGCAGCTTGTACGCCAACGCCAGTGCCTCCATCTGCGATCGCGCACTGTCCTGCGACTTCAGCTCGGGCACCAGATCACGGGCCGAGGACAACGAGTCGTACGACATCTGCATGCCCTTGTCCGCGCCCATCTCCTTGGGCATGTCCGCGCCCCCCGTGCGCCCCATACTGGGCCGCGCAGCGCGGGGCTTGGGCGTCTGCTCACGGTGCGACTGCAAAAACTGACGCATCATCTCCTGCGCCGAGCCCATGGGATCGGTGTTGATCCCAGGCTCCTCCTCGTCATCCGCCGCATCGGCTGCGATGTACTGGTCCATGTCGGCCAGGCCACCGACGGCCATCCGCCTTACCTGCGGCAGCATTTCCAAGGACTTCTTTGCATTCTTCATACGGCGGCACCCCACGACAAGATGCCCACATTTTAAGCGTCAATAGTACTCCGGCACAAGCTCCCCGCCCGCACCGCTGTCCTCGTTGTCGTCAGTGTGCAAACTGATGAAGTTGCCCCGACGAAACCGGTCCAGCGCCATCACCGTGCTGTCCACCATGTCATCGTTGTCGCCGTTGGGAAACGCCGCGCACTCCTCCACCAACTCCTCCGCCCACTCCGTGTCCGGGGCCCACACCATCCCCGCCTCCAAAATCGGCGACACCGAGTTGGCCCTCGATACCTTGTCCTGGCCCGCGCGCCGCCCGCCCGGCGAATACATCGTCACCGGAATGCTCATCCTGCGCAGCTCCTGCTGCAACGGCGTACCCGTGGCCTTGGCCTCAATCAACACATTGTCCGGCTGCCACTGGTCATACTTCTCCTTGGCAATGCGCTTGAGCTCCGGGAAATCCCAGCGCCCCCGAGTGACATCCAACAAAATAATCGACGCCCCCGAATCCTCGCTCTGGTAAAACACACCCCACGTCGTGATCACAGAAAAGTCCGCCGTCTCCTTCTTCGAATACGCCGTGTCCATCGACTGAATGATGTAGTTCACCACCGGCGGATCGTCGCTTGGCCACACCCGCCACCACTCCCGCTTCAAAATCGCGCCCTCATCGTTCGTGGGCTGCTGCTGGTACATCGCGTTCCACTTCTGCACCGACAACGTCGCCTTCACGCCCTCAAGCTCCTCCAACTTCCAAAACTCCGGCCACAACGGACGACCACTGGGCAAAATCGCAGGAAACTCAATCACCTCCCACTGGTCCGCGTTGCGCGAATTCTGCGCCTTCAGTAAGCGAGCCGTCAGGTCCTTCGTCCCCCAACGCGTCATCACAATCACCACCGCCCCACCAGGCTGCAAACGCGTCCTCGGACCCGAGCTGTACCACTCCCAACAATTGTCCAAAGCCAGCTCACTCATCGCATCCTGCTCCGAATGCGGGTCGTCAATGATCAAAACGTCCGCACCACGGCCCGTCATCGCACCCCCCACACCCACAGCAAAATACTCCCCGCCCTTGTTCGTGTCCCACCGACCCGCCGCCTTCGAGTCCTGCTTCAACGTCACCTCCGGGAACACCTCCTTGTACGTGTCCATGTCCATCAAATCCCGCACCTTGCGACCAAAACGCACCGCCAACTCGCTGTTGTGCGTCGCCTCAATGGCCTTGGTTCGCGGATCACGGCCCATGAGATACGCCGGCAGCAAGTAGGACGCGAATTCGGACTTCGTGTGACGAGGCGGCATGTTGATGATCAAGCGCTTGAGCGTGCCGTTGGCTATCCGGTCAAACGCACTGGCCATCACGTTGTGGTGCTCACCGAGCACGGCCCCGGGCCAGACGTAGCGCACAAAGTCGATGAAGCTGCTGCGGGCCTTGTCCTGCGTGTCAAGCTGCGCGAGCCGGTACTCAAGGCGCAATCGGTCCGCTTCGATTTCTTCAGGGATCATGGTTTTTCGTTCGGTTTGAAATTTGCATAAATTTTGACACAAGTTGACTTTGTTGACAAAGGGGGCCTTTTATTGCCGGGGGCCAAAAACTGTTTCACGTGAAACCTAGCGTGTGAAATAGGGCTAAAGCCCGTGCTACCCGGACCGGGGGCCGTTTTTTGGGCCCCGGGGTGAGTGGGTACTCACTTACGCTGCAGGCCAGGAAAACCGGGGCCCGTGGTGCCTGGTCGGCGGGCCGCGCACCAGGGCCGGCGGCCACCTGGGCGCGCACCAGGGAACGCGGGCCGGGGACCTGGGACCGCGCACCAGGTAGCGCGAGCAGCTGCACCTGGTCGACGGTTCCCAGGTCAACGGATCGCGGGCCTGGTCCCTGGTCGGCCTGGTCCCTGGTCGACGGTTCCCAGGTCAACGGATCGCGCACCAGGGCGCGCGCCTGGGTTTGTGATCGGCCACACAAACACCGGCCACCAGGTCGACGCAAACACAAACACGGCCCGCGCACCTGGGCGCGCAGCTGCAGCAGCTCGACCAGGCTCGACCAGGCTCGACCAGGCTCGACCAGGCTCGACCAGGCTCGACCAGGCTCGACCAGGGAACACCGGCCGCGCACCTGGGAACACGGCCCGCGCACCTGGGACCGGCCGACCAGGGACCAGGGACCGGGCGGCCTGGTACCAGGAACACGGCCCAGGGCGTCACGGGGCGCGGCCCCCGTGACTGGTTCGCCTGGTGGCGGCGGCCTGGGGTTTTGACCAGGGCGGGCTCGTTCTAACCCTGGTCGGGCGTGATACCAGGGACGCCACCAGGGCGTCGGCCGGCCGGATCGGCCAGGCGAAAAAAAGCCCGCCACCAGGGCGGGCTCGGCGACCAGGTCGGCCAGGTTATGCGGGTATGCCGGCCAGGTCGGCCAGGTCGGCCAGCATGCGCTCGGCCGTGGCCAGGGCGTCGCCCTTATCGTCGGTGAAATACTCCGCGACCAGGCGGCCGCCGGGGCCGGTGGCGCGCACCTGGTACTCGGACCAGGTGGCCGACCAGGCGACGCGAACCAGGCCGGCGTCGGCCAGGTGCACCAGCTGCACCAGGCGCAAGCGAGCGGGCGCGCTCATGCTGCGCCCCTGGTGGCGGCCAGGGCCGACCGTAACGCGACCAGCTCGGGCTCGGTCATACTGGCCAGGGCGGCGGCCAGGCGGCCTACCTTGTCGGGCTCGGGCATGTTCGCCAGGTGCGTAGACAATCGATCGATCTCGGCGGCCTGGTCGGGCTCGGCCTGGTCGGGCTCGGCCTGGTCGGGCTCGGCCTGGTCGGGCTCGGGCAGCTCCCAGGCGGCGGCGTCATATCCTGGCGGGTAGTCGGTCGGATAGGGCCACCCGCACGCGGCCAGGGCGGCGGCCCGGATCGCGGCCAGGGCGGCGGCCGCGTCGGATCGATCCCAGCCGGTCCAGTCGCTAGCCTGGTACACCAGGCAATCACACGCCTTGACAATGGCCACCGGGGCCAGGTCGGCACCGGCCGAACGGTCCAGGCCACCGAACGCCACCAGCTCGTCGTCGTAGCGGCCGGCGTAACGCTCGGCGAACGCGGCCCGGTTTGCGGCGGCCAGCTCATGCGCCAGGGCGTCGGGGCTTATGCCCACCAGGGCCTGGTGGCGAATAGCCCAGGCCACAATGGCCGAGACGTGGTAGTCGTTGACAACAAAACAGCTCATGATCTTTCTCGCTTTCTTGGGTTAGTCCCGGCCACCCGGCCGGGGCTTTTATTTTAGTCTAATAAATCCACTGTATGCAACAAATAAAAAAGCCCGCCACCAGGGCGGGCAGGAATTCAGGCGGCCACCGCGTCGGGCCGCACCTGGTCGGCGGGCTCGGGACCGTGCCCGGGCGCGGGCTTAGCCTGGGCGGCCTGGCGGGCTTGCATGCGGTAGCGGCGGCCGAACACGTCGACCACGTGCCAACCACGGCCCCGGCCGGCGGGCTCGACCAGCTGATAAAGCGCGCCCCCGTAGGTAAGCCACACGCCGGCGGCCAGGGCAGGGCGGGCCCGCATGCTGGCGTGATAAGCGCGCACACGCTCGCGCCACTGGGCAGCAAAGCCCACGGGCTCGGCATGCGGCGCGGCCAGGTAGCCCAGGGGACAATCGACGGCCAGGGGCCCGGCCGATTCGTCCAGGTCTTTAAAGCCCCAACCGTCGGCGCGGCCGGATTGCATAAGGTCTAAGCCGATCCAGTGCTGGCCGGTGGCCTTAGCGCGCACCAGGTACCAGTGGCGCGAACCAACCACGCATGCGCGCACCAGTTCCAGGTCGGCCCCGAATCGCTCGGGCCGGCGTAGGTGCTGCACCAGGTCGGCGCGGGTAGCCCACCGGGGAGAATAAAGCCATCCCATGATTAAACCCCCACCGCGTCGGCGGCCAGCAGCTCGACGGCGCGCGCCTTAAGCGCTGCACCGGTGCCGAACCAGGCCGATTCCATGCGGGTATTGTTTGAGCGGCCGCGCTCGTGGTCGACCAGCTCGGTAACGGCATTCAACATCGCCCACCGGGTCCCGGCCACGCCGGGCAGGTCGGCCCCGATCGCCTGGCCATTAAACAGCTGCATGATCCGGACATAGGCTTTGGATTCGTTCACCGGGCGAGCGCTCGTGTGATACGGGCGCAGCAGCTCGGCCACGAAAGCGTCGGCCTGGTCTTGATCCATGGGAGCGGCGGCCAGCTGGCGCGACTGAACAAGAAAACCCTCCCAGGCATTCGCCACAATGCCCAGCTGCAGCCGCACCGCGTCGGCGTCGAATCGCTCGGAATGCAAAACACGAACGGCCGACTTTAGGTAACCGGTGTTTGTCTCGGCTTCGCCCTGGATCACGCGGCCGCCACTGTAGCCCCCGACGGCGGCCGTAATCGTGTTATTGCAAACCACGCGAATAGCCGTGAATTTTGCGACTGTGGCCATGGTCCCGTCGTACGACGTGCCCAGCAATAAATAAGGCTTGACCAGGTCGCGCTCGACCACGGGAGCAGCGTCGCCCACGCTGGCCAGGGCCCACACGCGGCGGCCGTCACTTAAGGCCCCGGCGGTCTCGAGCTGAAAACCCCCCAGGTCGACCAGCTCGCGAAAAAAGTCCATAACCTGGCCAGGCTGCACCACGTTATAAGCGTTCGAGACCACGGCCAGGGGCGCGCCAGTATCGGAACGATGCAGGACCTTACGGGCCGGCCAGGATTGCAGGTCGGTCGCGGCCGGTGTGGAATATTGCACCGGGCTCTCGAGCACGGTGTATCCCAGGCCGGCTTCCCTGGTCCAGGTATCCACGTCGGCGCCAGGTGTTAAGGCCTGGCCCAGGCCGTGCCAGGGGGTTTGCCCGGTGTATGCCATGGCGGCGCGGCCGGTGGTTTGATCGATCATATGAGCCATTTTCTTTCTCGCTTTCTTGGGTTAATCGCCGGGCAACATCGCCCGACGGGTTTTATTTTAGTTCAATATTTTATTGTTTGTCAACAAATCAACAAAATAAAGTTATCGGGCCGCGCCCAGGTCGCCGACCACGTGGTGGCGCAGCAGCGAACCAGGCGGTAATGAGCGCGCAAAACGCAGCAGCTCGGCCGCATCATCCTGGTGGCCGCCGGTTTTTGTTTTTTCCCAGGCCAGGCGAACCGGGCCGCCATTACCATAGCAGCCGCCGGGCTTATCGTCGCCGACCAGGGCCGCACCGCTACCGTGAGCCACAAAAACCACAACATAATCACGCTCGCCACGTGCACACAATGGCCGGCCATTTCCACACTGTGCGCAGCTGAAATTGTCGGCCAGCTCGGCCGGGCACTGTACAAAACGAACACCGTCGGCGGTATAAGGCCACACCGTGCCGGCCGGGGCAGCCACCACGGCCGGGCGGCCCGCAGCAATAGCGGCCAGGGCCTGGGGGATCGAGTCGCAGCTGGCATTAATCACGGTCTCGCCTGGTGCCGGCATCGGCAACAGCTCGGCCGGAAAATGGGAATAGGTCCAGGCCTGGCCACCACGTGGCACCGCCTGGCGAACGGCCGCCAAATAATCCAGGTCGACCAGGTCGGCCGCATGCTCGCCCTGGGGATTGAGGGCACAGGTTTTCGGGCAGGTCGCAAAAACATTGTGGCCGCCGGCCCGGTACGTCACCGCGATAGGGCCTGTTTTTTTGTTAGCGGAGTGTTTAACGGTTTTGAGCATGGTTCTTTCTCGCTTTCTATGTTGGCCAGGCACCGCGCCGGGCTTGCTTAGGATTTTATCCTAAAATGTCAACATGTCAACACCCCACGCAAAAAAAAAAAACCCGGCACGTGGCCGGGCTTATCAAAAAAGCGAACGGGAAATTATCGCGATCGATCGGCCAGGGCCTGGTCGACTTCGGCGGCGCATGCTTGCCAGGCGGCCCAGGAAATAAAACCGGTCTCGGCGTCGGCCGGTGGCTCGGCGGCCAGTACTTCCAAAGAATAGCGGCGCACCGCTTCCAAAACGAACGCTTGCATGAGGGGGCCGGTGCTGGCCTGGCTCATGATCCGAACCATAAATTTTGTGTTTGTCTCGTGCGTCATTGTGGCCACCTTATGGTCGAATCGAAAACGTGTTTTCGCGGAAAAAGTCAGCCACCGCGTCGGAAATATCGAGTTTTTCGGCCAGGTCGCCGGCCTCGATTTCGCGGGCCAGGTCGGCCAGGTCAATCTCGCGGGCCAGGTTGGCCAGGTCAATATTTTGGGCGATCCCCTGCATGGCGTTTTCGCCTTCGGCGTTCGCCAGCTCTTGGCGCACCATTTCGGCCACCATGGGGCGCAGCTGCTCAGTCAGGTCTTTAATCAGGGCTTCAATGAGGTGTTGCATGTCTTTCTCGCTTTCTAGGTTTGGCTTCGCGGGATGCTCGGCCTGGTTGCATTGTAAATCTACTTTTATCCACTTGTCAACTATCCCCGCTAAATATTTTGTGAAATAGCCAAAAACCCAGCAAGCGCACGATGAGCGAGCGCTGGGGGTCTTGTGGCCGGTCCACAGGCTTCGGCGGGGGTCGCAAGCGCTGCTTGTCGCGCCTTTTCATATCTCACGCCTGGGTGCATTGGTGGGTCATGTCTTTCTCGCTTTCTTGGTTGCCTGGGACTTCCAGGTGTTTGTGATCCTATCACAACTTTCACACACTGGTCAACTGTCAACCAGGTGGGAACGTAGCGCTGGCCAAGATATCCCTGTCCAAGGCCACCGCGCCAGGGCGGCCGTGTCAATCCCGCGTTCAGCCAGTTCAATGGCCTGTTCGCCACAGTACAGCAGCAGCTCCGACTTGTGTGCATGGGCCGTGCCTGGAGGGAAATATTGGACCAGGATGTACGTTGGGCAATTCAGGTCGGCATGCTTGACGTGAAAAGCCACCTGGTGGGGCGACAGGTTCACCTTACGGCCCCGCTTGACCACCTTGAGCTCGACCATGACAAAAAGGCCATGGGGGAATGCCAAAAGGCAATCCGGGATGCCCAGGTTGACCCTGGACTCAATCCGGGTGAAATGGCAGTTTGGGACGTTTTCTTTCAGCCTCTTGTACAGGGTCGATTCCGGCTTCTGGGGCATCTTCTTCCTCTTCGGGTTCGTCTTCAGGCTCGTCCAGGATTTGTTTGGGCGTCACATCCACGATGGGACCGCCCTGGCCGCCATACAGGCGCTTGATTTCTTCGAGCTTTCGCTGCACCTCTTCCTTGCTCATGGAGTCGATGGTGCCGTGCCTGATTTCTTTGCGATCGATGTAGATCGTGCCCAAAGCCTGGCCACGTCGATACTCGGCCTGAACGGCCGCGCCATATGCGCCAGCCTGGAGGGCCTGGTCACGGATGGTCTGCAGGTCGCGCATGTGGCGTTCAAAGGTGGTGGCGTACTTCTCGCCCAGCTCCCGGCGTCGCTCCTGGATCGCGGCGACGATATGGGGGTTCATTTCTGGGTCGGTCAGCTCCCGTGCCCGATTCCGTGCCCAGCTCTCCCCGTAGCCGGCCCGTATCGCGGCCTCCTTCATGGTCACGTGGCCGTCACCGGCGCAGAACTCCTCCACGAACTTCCATTCCTGGGGGGACAGGACTCTTGGCTTGTGGGGCTTGACGGGGGCAGTGATACGGGCCTCCACCACGGCCGGGCGGCCTCCCATGCTCTTGCCTTCCATGAACTTGGCGTCCTTGCCTCGGAGCTTTGCCATCAGGCAACCCTCCAAAGCCGCCAGCCCTGCTCATACCGTCGGCAGGTGAAGCGCACCCCAGGGTGGCGTCGCGAATACATGTAGGCGGCGCTGCGCAGGTTCTTGATCCAGTCCTTGTCCAGGATCAAAAAGCTGTCGCCCACGGCCATGTCAGGGAATGGGTAGCGCTCCCGAGGGTCAGCGCCTCCAGGCAGGGGGATGTTTGATTCGATTTTCATTCGCACATTGTGCAACAAATCCACAGCCAACGCAACCACAGGTTCTCCAGAGGTCAAATTCAGGGTTCTAGTAGACTTTTTTTGACCATCATATGTTTTGTTTTTTTCAAAAAGTCAGTCCGCGCGCATTTTATGTAAATTACATCCATTGACTATACGTAATGTACTGTATCGTCATAACCCATTGATTTCATTGAACTATTACACCATTACATCTATTACACCTATTTTCAAAAAAAAATAAAAAAAAACATGATGAGTCAAAAAAAGTCTATGTAAACCGCAAATTTGCCGTGATCCGTGGTCCCCGACCCTTTCTCCTAGGTACAAACCCTAACAAAAACACCCCGGCACCCTTGTAACGGGGTCCGGGGCGCTTGCTCCGTGGCTCTTGGCGCTTGCTCCGTGCGACCTGGCAGCCGGCAGTTGGCTCTTGGCTCTTGGTGAGTTACTGGAGCTCTGTGCCCAGGGATTGGAGGTGCTCGCTGGAGAACATTTGTCCGGCGACGGCCAGTGGGAGGATGGGGCCGAACTCGATTTCGGTGATGGTGGCGAACTCTGGGTCTTGGGGGTCTTGGATGACGGGTCCCAGGAGGGCGTACTGGGTGCCGCCGGCGGTGATGATGATGATTTGGACGAGTGGGGTAGGGTGGCCCGTGGTCCGTGTGGCGTGGCGGGTGGGTGATGGGGTCATGATGGGTTTTGTTGGGTGGTGAGGCGTTGGATTTCGGCGCGCAGGGTTTGGACCTGGTTGGCGAGGTGTTCCATGGAGTCGTTTTGGACTTCGATGCGTCGGCGCAGGGCGTTGATGTACTCGGCGGTTTCTACGCAGGTGAGGGGTTGTGGTGGGTTTTCGGTGGAAAAGGTAGCGAGTCTCATAGTGTGGCTTCTCCTAGGTGGTTGAGTTGATCAGTATGCCGCTTTGTCATCGTGCGCCGGTGCAGTGTCTCCAGCAGCTGGGGGTCCACTCTCTCGAATGGCCAGAACGCATTTGGCGTAGATATGTTCGAGGGTATGGCGCAGGTGGATGGCTTCTTCGACGGCGGCGTCGCGTTGGCGGCGGAGTTGTTTGTTTTCATATTGCAGGTCTGCGACGAGGAGGTCGATTTCACGGTCGTTCATGGGGTTTTTCCTTTCTTGGCTTCACGGTTGGCGGCAACTTTAACGCCTTTCTTGGGACTCTCAGACGAGCGCTTCATAAGGCAATCCACAGCATGGTGAACATGGATGCGATACCCACCAGCGCGATGCCAAAAATCACATAGAGGATGATGGCTTGTACTTTTTCCCAGTTCATTTTTGGTCCTCTTTGAAGATGGGGGCCCACTTGGTGCGGGGCTCGGCGGCGTGTTTCATGTAGAAGTGAATGAGGTGGTTGAAAATCTGCACGTAGGTCATCTCGACGCCTGTTTGCTCTTGGATGAAGTCTTTGATCTTGTCGATGCCTTGGTCAACGGGGACCGTGACGCGCTTGTGGCCCTCGGGTACTTTCATCGCTTCTCTCCCCACAGCATCCAGCCCACGATCAGGCCAAACGCCGCGCCAAACGCCAGCGCCAACAGGATTTGGATTGCTTCGTTCATGTGTTCTCTCCCATCTGCTTGAATAGGTCGTTCGTGGTTCGCGCCATAGCCCAAGCCGACCGAAACGCAATGTTCACCTCAAAGCCAACTTCTTCCTCGTAGTCTTCAATGGTGGGCCATGCGTAGTCGGGCTGTGCTGCTTTTAATCGCACCACCTCTGCGGCCAGTGCGTCGCGCTCTTCTTTGATCGCGGGTATGGCATCGACTTCGTATTGCAGCCGCTTGATCGTCGCCTCGTGGTACTCGATGATGGTCTTGTCCGCTTCGGCCTCGGCTTGCAGGTCACACACATCGCACTTGCCTTTGAGTCGGCCATGCTCACAGTCTCTTGTTGGGTCGTGGGTCATTTGGTTTCTCCCTTGGCGCTGCACTCGTACACAGTCTTGCCCACATAGAACCCGCCAAGCTGTTTGCACTCGTAGGCAATGGTGCTGTGCGCAGCCGCCCACCCAAGGCCAAACGTGCAAGCAAGCACGAATGACGCAATAAATCCATTGATCATTTGGTTTCTCCTCTTGCTCGGATAGCAGCAAGGATGCGAGCGCCAAACTCTGCGCCTGTTGAGGTTTCCCACCAACCGTCCTCGCTTTCCGTTTCGGTCTCGTTTATGCCGCGCAGAAACCCAATCACAGCCTCTCGCTCGTCAGCACGGGCAACGGCGACAAGGCGCTCAAGAAATTCTGGTGTTGGCTCAAAGCCCCCAGCCGCGCGTGTGAGTTCAACGATGGTTTTCATTTGGCGTCTCCTCTTGCTCGGATAAGTTCAACTGCTTCGGTTCCGTTGTCCGCGAGCCGTACAGCGTCAGCACACGCCTCCCGCTCGTCAGCACGAATTTCATCTTCAAACCGCTGCCACATCTCTTTGGTGAGTGGCTGGCTCATTACGATCTTGCGCTCGTCAGCACGGGCCATTGCGATCAGGCGTTCAAACTTCTCAAGCGCAGGGCTACCAAGCCCGACAGTAAAGCCAACCTCACGGGCCATCTCAATCGTGTCTCTCATCGAACCACCCCCACAAACACAGCCAGCACACCAGCGCCAATGGCACCCAGCACGATGCCCAGCATCAGCGCGGCCCAGTATTTCATGCTCTTGCGCCATGCGCTGGGGGCTTGGTGAATCCAAAACGCAGGGATGCGCTTGCCCACCTTGGCGGGTTTGATGTTGAAGTGGTCGAGTTCGAATTGTTCTCTTGATGTCATTTGGATTCCTTCACGAGTTTTTCAAACCACTCCAGGGCTCGCTGGCATTCGTACTCATGCGACACGTAGTCGTCGAGAATCTCCGCCCGAGTGCGGCCAGACTCGCCGTACAGCTGCGTCATGTCTGGGGCCGAAACCCGCATCCGGGCCCGTTGTGCGTTGTCCTGCGCGTAGCTGAGCATGTTTGCAATGGCCGAGCGCACCAGTTGTTCTTCGGTCATGCATCCCTCGCTTTCAGCATGGCGTCGGCCATTTGATAGGCTTGGTTTGCAATGCTATGTTCATAATTATTTACGCCAATAATTCCGGTGTATCGGGCTGAGGTCATCATTCCTTGCATCGCCTTGGCCGCGAAGTAATCGCGCAGTGTCATGCCTGTTTTGGTCCAGTTGTTGTGGACCACTGGGAACGC